GTAGTTATTGTTGTAAGGGTGAGATGATTCCACAGGATGAAGAAGGAGTTATGATATGTAACAATCGAGAATGCGGTAAGTTTATCAGTTACATTATAGATAGTTCAAAACCATCTAATAAAGAGGCGCCAAATGAAGTATCATATACTGCATACATTAGATTGAATCATTTTAAGGAAATTCTTTCACAATTTCAGGCAAAAGAAACTACTCAAATACCCGAAAAAGTCATTGAGAATATTCGCACGCGAATTAAAAAGGAACGTATTTATAATCTAACCGAGGAGATAAATTACGACAAAATGCGCGAAATACTTCGCAAATTAGGCTATAATAAATACTTTGAACATATTCAATATATTAATACTATATTCGGAATACGACCACCTATTATGAACGAACATTTACATGAAACATTATGCGTTCTCTTCATAGAAATACAGAAACCTTGGGCTATTCATTGTCCCACAAATCGCACCAATTTTTTTAATTATACATATACATTGTATCAATTGTGTGTTCTCTTAGATCAAACACAATATCTACCTTACATTCAACTAATGAAGGATAGAGAAAAACAACTGGAACAAGACCAAATATGGTCTAAAGTATGTAAAGACCTTGACTGGGAATATTATCCTACTGTTTAATTTAATCAAAACAAAATATTTATGTAGTAATAAGTATTACATGAATATTTATATTCCCACACGAGGGAATCCTACCAAGTTTGTACCTATACCGAAACCAGCACCACCGCGTGCAGATGCAGCCATTGAAGGAACAAATACATCTAGAACTGAGAATGTGGCAGCTGCGGTCAATGCGATAACAACAACTTCCTCGACATTGAGTTGCTTCTTTGGTATGGCGAAAGCGGCAATAGCAACCATAATACCTTCAACTATATACTTAATAGCACGCTTAAGTAGTTCACTAAAATCGATAACAGACATCTTTTTATATATTATAGTATAATAAAATAAATCTATAATATATTATTCAATTTAAAACACTTAAATAAATGCGCATCTAATAAGTATATATACTAAATGTCTTTGTTTGAGCGAAAGAATCTTGAGAATGGCGATGCAAATCCTAAATACATTGATTTGTGTGATGAAGACCCTCCAATTGCAGGTCAAAAGTTTGCTTGTATATCTTTCGTGTCTCCCGAAAAAATACTTAAAAAACGTGAAAATTATATATTTGGTGAGTTTTTAAAACAATGGGATTTCTCTAAATGTATGGAAAAATCTATAGACTTTGTAAATTTTGTATCCTATAAATATCACCTAAAGGTCGAGGATGTCATGGCGGATTTTACCGAGTTTGTAAAAGAAGAGGACCTAAAGATTAAAGAAAGTGGGGTAGATGATGATTTCAAAACATATATGGAAAAGAACGAGGATAAACTCAACGAGCAGTTCAACCGTGCTAATGCATTTCAGACTTCAGTGCGTGGTATGAAATTACGCGGTGTCTTTCCGACCCAAGATGAAGCAGAGATGAAATGTAAGAAGTTACGCGAAGTTGACCCAAATCACGACATTTTCGTGGGTCCAGTAGGTATGTGGATGCCTTGGGACCCAGATGCATACAAGACGGGGCGCATTGAGTTCATGGAAGACGAGTTGAATCAATTGCATCATGAGAAATTGAAGAATGAAATACAAGCCAAAGATGAATTTGAACGCCGAGTCAAAGATACAAAACAAAAGGCAATCAAGGAAAATATTGAACTCGCTAAGAAGAGTGGAAATGTTCTTACGCAAACTTTGAACGAAGATGGAGAATTGGTTGGAGTTAAGGAAACAGTTGATTTTGAAAATCGTGAAATTTCAGATAGTGTTAGTGTCAATTTAAGAAATGAGTTACTCCGTGATAGTGTTACCAACAACGATAAGTAATTTATCTTTTATTTTTTTGATTTTTTTTTGATTTTCTACCACCCTTCTTAGTCTTGTTTTTCTTCTTATTTTTATATGCTTTTCGTCTGCTCTTACCACCCTCAAGTGGTTTATCGGATTGTAATTTTTCTGCAGTAGTCTTAAGATCAATTACAGCCTTTTCTATATTTGGTTCATCGGAACTTAAGTTTGTAGTTATATCAGTCAAGCTTGTTGCAGTTTCTTTTAATAATTCTGTAATTTTTGTTAGTTTTTGTTTTTCTTCATTTATTGAAAGTTGTTTGCTTTCTGGATCGGTATTTAATTGTGGGGTGTCATTTGGTTGTAAATCGATAATTTGGTTTTCATCTTTTTCTTCTGATACTAAAGCTAAAGCACCATCTTTAGTTTTTTCTTCTAATGTTAAATCATCGCGATCTTTATCTTCTATACTTTCAGGACCGCTTGGGTTTTGATCTGGGTTCATCATTATTATTATATAATAATGTCAGAAAATATTTTTATTTAGTTAACGTTGTTTTTGCGCGCATTTTTTCTAAATCCTTTACGTTTTTTATGTGTATTTTTTTTACCACCCTTAAGTTTTTTGCTAAACTTTCGTTTGCATGATTTTCCGCCAGTTACGGGAATTTGTGTATCAGCTGGTAGTTCTTCTTTTGATGCTCCGTCGTTAGATGCTCTATCGTTTGATACTTCTTCTTTTGATGCTTCGTCTATTTCTGCATCAACTGCCTTATGTTGATTTTCGCAATTTGTAGTAATAGCAGCCTTTTTTGCTTTCGCTGCATCCATCTTTGCTTTCGCATTATTTTGATTCGAACCAAACAAATTACTAAAGAAACCCATTACTTTTTATATATACAATATCAAAAGAGATTTTACTTTTTTATGTGCATTTTTTTTCCTCGTCCACTAACGTTTTCTGCCTTTCTTGTTTTTTTTAATAAACTTATGTTTAGGTATTTTTTCACAAACCATATTATGAATCGGTAGTAATACAGCTTGATCATTGGTCTCTTGTTTTTCTACATCGATTGTCTCTTGTTTTTCTATATCACTTATTAAGATCCATCCAGATCCATAAGGTAATTCATTACAGCGTGAATATTCTTGTATTTCTGTCTCGTGTTTTGATGTGCATTTTCCGATAATAGTATTATTATTTGATATTGATACGCTTAATTTAGGACCAAATAATATGTCTAAAAGCCACATTACTTATTATCTATAATATCGAACAATATTTTACTTTTCGTGTTTGTTTCTTTTTTTTGCATCATCTACTAAGCACTGTTTGTATGTTTTTTTTCGCCATTACGGAGCAGTGTGTTCCCTTATTGCATTTTCCTTTAGTGACTGTCTCTTATATTCCTTCATCAAAGACCTCCTATATTCTAACAATAAGTTAGTTTTGTATGTATTTATCATGTGAATTGCCCTCTCTCTATGAGATTTTTGATGAATAGTATCGGTATTTGTTTCATCTGACATTCCGTTAGGTGTTGTAGTTACCTTATCTGATTTAGACGAGAATAATCTAGTAAAACAATCAATAAAACACATTCTCTTATATGTATGTGATATATAAAGAGGAGTTTTTACTAAATCACATAAAGGATAAAAACTTATCATGTCACAATATGTTTTTATCCTATTATTTCCACTCGGGTTATAGATACAATTTACCAATTCGTTTTTTTCACGTTAATATTCGCCCCTTTATTACCTTTTCGGTTTTTCGATGGGTCATACGCTTCATCTTCATCGTCAGAACCCATACTCTTTGAAATTTCCCAGAATTCTTTAGAACCTAATCGGAATTTAGGATGATCTTCAGCTTTATACCAGAATATTTGGTCGGTCAATTTATTGGATTTCGCATTGTTATTAATTACCAAACACTCATAATTCTCTGTTGTGTTATCCATTACAGCACAAAACGATTCCAGTGTAGGAAACATACTGGCATAGTTCTCCCATATTCGCTTACGATTGGTCAAATACGGTTCTCGCAATATAAACACATAATCAATATTTGTTCGCAAATTAGGTGGAATACCTAATGGATATTGCATGGTGATTACAAGCATTACTTTCCAATGTCTTCCATTCATGAAAAGGAGTCTCATCATTTTATCGCGTGTCCATGTCTGATCGTATAAACAATCATCCATAATCACAAATGTGCGAGGGTCAATAGTAGTTCTTTTATAAGTTTCAACTTCCTTTTTCATTTGTTTCATTACACTTTTCTGCCTACGTAAAATGTTTTCAATTAAAACCGTATTATATTCATCATGTATGAATAATTTAGGAACATGTTCTTTATAAAACCCATTACCTGCTTCTGTTCCAGATATAACTGTACCAATCGGTATATCTTGGTGGTAAAACAACAAGTCACGTACTAAAAATGATTTACCTGTATCACGACGACCAATGAGAACAACAACTGGACCCTTATTTTCGTCTGCTTTAAACGTGATATCACGCATATTAAATCGTTTCAATTCCAATGTCATCTTATAGACTTAGCTAATAAATTATAAAACAGATTTGAACGTTCTAATTCACCAAATAATATATGGAATAAAATTATAAAATGTTAGAATCCATAGATCGATTACAAAAACTAAACTTAGAATATTTAGAAAATCAATTTATCCCTACATCCGATGATTTGAAACATGGATATAACCCATTTCATCTAAATTCTTTTCAGTATTATCAGCCTATTTTTAAATTACTTTTTGATGTAAATCTACAAAATTATAACTCTGTACAATTAAATCATCAGTATCATATCAATAATCTTACGACAGTTTTTGATATTACTACCAATGAAATTATGGAAAAACCTATTTTTATTAAATACTCACCATTATTAGACCCTATCAGTTACATGATTGGTAGGTATGATACGGAAAGTATGGATATTCGCACATTGCCTACAATAGATGGTGCAAAATTTGCGAAATTAGCAGATACAAATAATGCATCATATGTGGATGGTTTTTTTTGTTTATTATCTAGTAAATTACTGGAACTCCATGATATAAAAAATTCGATTGAATATTATGGTTCGTTCTCTGCAGTCCAACGAAAATTTAAGATGAATATTGCCGATGATTATGAATATTTAAATACATCAAATTTTTTCTTGGATAATTTGAATAATCTGTTCCGCATTAATAGAGGTCGTGTATCTTCAATATCAAATCATAATTCACGAGGAAATCGCAGTAAACTAATAATATCAGATGAAAGCAATGTTATTTCGGATGTATTAAATCTAGATGTCATGACACCTATAGTCGATCCATGTATTTTGGAAGAGATATATGTCCAATTGAAAGATGAAAATATAAAAGATGAAGATACCGATGACGACGAGGATACCGATGAAGATACTGATGAAGATACTGATGAAGATACTGATGAGAATGAAGATACTGATGAGAATGAAGATACTGATGAAGAAGAGGAAGAGGAAGAGGAAGATACTGATGAGAATGAAGAGGATGATGAGGAAATATTTGCATACGTTGATAATTTCCCAGTGCAGATGATTTGCCTTGAAAAATGCGAAGGAACATTAGACGAATTGTTTGCAAAAAATGAAATAACAGAAGATATTGGGGCAAGTGTGCTATTTCAAATAATTATGACATTATTAGCATATAAGAAAGCATATAAATTCACGCATAACGACCTCCATACTAATAATATCATGTATGTATCAACGAAGGAAGAATTCTTATATTATAAGTATAATGATATTTGTTATAAGGTCCCTACATACGGGCGTATATTCAAGATAATTGATTTCGGTCGTAGCATTTATACATATAAAGGGAAAACATTATGTAGTGATAGTTTTGCGCCAAAAGGTGACGCCGCTTCGCAATATAACTTTGGTCCGTATTACAATAGCAAATACCCTATAATTGAACCAAATTATAGTTTTGATCTGTGTCGTCTAGGATGTTCTATATATGACTTTATAATCGGCGATAAACCCCGCGATGAGCTTCAGAAAACCATTCACAGATGGTGTTTGGATGATAAGAAAATAAGTGTATTATATAAAAAAAATGGTGATGAGAGATATCCAGAATTCAAGTTATATAAAATGATCGCAAAGACAGTCCATGAACATACACCTGAAAATCAATTAAGCTACCCATTTTTCAGTCGATTTAAAAGCACAAAAATACCGAGTGGGTCAACATACATGGATATTAGTAATATACCATCTTATGCATAAAAAAAAATATATATATTCTAAGCAAATTACAAATTATTATTTTGTTTAGAATCCAGGAACATCTGTGAAAATCTGGGTACTAGCTGATGATGTAAAATCGCTCGAACCAAGCATCTCAGCAACTGGACCAGTCGCTTGGAAAAAAATCATAATAGGTATGAAAGAACAAAACCAAACTAATAGCGTATCCCTTATAATAAATTTCAGTGGTTTGTTCTCTTTATCAATGAACTTCATCTCTATTAACTTCGCAAAGAAGAATAACACAGCAATTGTAATTGTTATAATGATTGGTTTTTCCATTGGTATATTAAATTGTTAAACAATTTAATTTACGTTTTTACGCATTCAGTCAAGATATGGTTAATTGAGTTCTACAATGTCATCTAATGATAAAATGTCACCAATTGAACTGGTTTTATTTATATCAAATACATCCATATCGTCTAAATTAATATTATCGGTAAATATCTTTATTTTGTCGTTATCAAAATCGTCTTCTTCTTCTTCTAATTTGCGTTGAATAGCCCTTGCTGTGCTTATCTCCTCTAATCTATCGACACTCTTTGGTGCATTTACATCCGACACTGTTCCAGTTTCAGAGTCCAATACGCTATCATAGTCATTGAATGACAACTTAGTCACGACTGGTTCGTTATCAATATTGGAAATAGACGGTACTATTTGTGGGGTATCTTCCAGAGCTTCATCTTTTTTGT